CCTGGATTTTTTTCTAAGTCATATCTTCCAGTCTTAGTTCCTATAGCAGCTTTATTAGCTTTTCTAATACTATCATTCTTTCTAATAGCCTCAGCTTTCTGAAGTCTCATTTTTTCTTGTCTTGGACTTTTCATAATATTAGCAGCCTCCTCTACATTTTTTCATATTACCTCCTGATTTAAATGGAGCTCTTCTACCTTCCCCACCACCAATAGTTGGTACACCTCTCTTATCTTTATTAGCAGGATATGTATCAGCAGGGTTAGTAATTTTCTTTTTCTTTACCACAGTGATTTTTTTACCACTCTGGGCTTTAGACACTTTTTTCATGGTCATTTGTTTTTACGATTACGAGCAATTTTTTTGAATGTTTACTCTCCCACTATTTTCCTTTTCTCTTACGAGCCATAGCTTTGAACGTTTTTGCAAGTGCTTTCCTACGAGGTGTACAGGTGCTTTTAGACATGGGAGAGCAAAAACCCTTATGGGCTGGATTGACAGCTCCTTTTATCCAATTTTTCTTTGTTGCCATTATTATTTATAATTAAATTATAGATGTTAATATCATCTTTGTGTTCATTTGCATGACAAACATTACATAATGTTATACCATTCTCCAAATCTAATCTTAGATCCTTAAATCTGCTCTTCTCTTTAATGTGATGAGCATGTAAGTTCTTTTTAGAACCACACTTCTGACATACATATTTATCTCTTCTCTTAACTTCTCTACTCCATTCTCTAAGCTGATCTTTTTCTAGCTTTTTGTTTGGATTATAGTTAGGATGTCCTTTACCAGTTAATCCTTTATCTTTACATTCTTTAGAACAGAATCTAGAAACTCTACTTGGTATTTTATTTACCCAGTATTTAGTTCTATAATATTCTTTGTTACAAATTATACAGTTAAACTTTATACATCTAGTAACTGTTTTAAGTTTCTGACCACAACTAACTGAACATGTTTTTTGATCATGATAACCTCCTATTTTATAAACAAAAGAGTTATTACAAACTGGACATATTCTTTCTTCTGTTTCTAATCTAGAGAAAGCTCTTGCACATTCTCTAGAACAAAATAGTTTTTCTTTCTGATGTGAATTAGAGTAAAATTCTTTTCCACAATTTTCACATTGTTTTGTAGACAGTTTTTTCTTTAAATCAAAAGAGCATTGTCTACTACAGGTGTGGTGCTTATTTCTATTATACCAATTGGGAGAAGTTTTATACTCCTTATTACAAAATTCACAAACAGCTATCATATCATTTCTTTCTATTAGCGTATGTACGCTTTTGAACTTTAATGAAGTCTCCTTTCTTATCAGGAGCTTTGGGGCCACTACCTTTCATAGTGCCCCCAGCCTGATATCCTTTAATCTTTTTCATAGTGTTATTTCTTTACAAGTTTAGCCTTCTTAGCCTGTGCTGGTTGTGCCATCACTTCTTCATACTGAGCAACTGGAAAATCCTCACCCTGTGGAGCTGCTTCCACAACTTTACCCTCAGCTACTGCATCTCCCAACATAGCTTCAATTTTTTTATTCAATTCATAAGCTAATATCACATTAGAAGCTTCTTTAGTGGAAAGAATCCCTCTCATAGCATGTAACATTAGACTAAAGTCTTGTCCTGAAAGAACAAATTTTACATCTGGACCCCATGTGTAGGTCTTGTTTGGATCATAAGTTGCCATAGTATTTAGTTTTTAAAGTTTGACTAACAAATTTAATTAATTTAATTTAATATTAAAAGTGATTGTCGCAGAAGTTTTGATACTCTTTGACATATCTAGTCTTACTCCTATTAGATTGTGAAACTTTATCAGCTCCTCAATAATCAAGTTAGTGTATTTTGGAAGACTTGGTATCAGTCTAAAGGAATAGTGTGTAGGTGTCTTCGTTATTTCTAATGAAGACAGTTCATCAACAGACTCAATTAATCCCTTCAGTGAAGCAAAATAAACTGCTTCATTCTCTAACATCACTGTGGGGAAAAATTTCTTGTTGATTTCCATTAACTCAGAGTTAATAAATATAATGTCTTAGCAGCATCACCAGATAAACCTTGTGCAATGTTTTCAATATCACACATGTTATTCTTCTCTCCATACTCTTCCAGTTGGTAAGCAAACTCATGTAGTTCTTTTACCACCTGAGCAGAAACTCCTGCAGAATGATTTTTTATAGGAGCTACAGGCATAGCTTTAGTTCTAGTGCCTGTATATCCCATAATTTTTTCTACAATCTCATCTTTGAGTTCAAATACTCTGCTATATAAATTTCCAAGAGCTTGGTGCTCAGCAAAGCTTTTAGTCTGCCAATGGAGTTCATGCAATTGTAACTCGAAATAGGTAAGTTTAGCCTTGATTATATCAAGATTCAGTGAATTACCTTCTATCATCTTGTCTGGAAAAATAGCCATGGTATTTAAATATTAAGTTGTAGTTGTAGTGGTTGTTGGTGGGTTGGTAGTGGTAGTATTACAGCACATGTATGCTGGAATCTCTTTCCAATTTCCTACTTTAGGTTTGTTTCTTCTTAGAATCAAACTCCCAGGAACAACTCTGTTAGCTCCATCGAGTCTAACAAAAGCTTTTAAGTCTCTCTTACCTTGAGGATTCTGTATCATGGTAAAATTGTTTTTTGGGGTTAATAAATCAGTTTATATTTCTCGTTTAACTCACTCAGTTTCTTCGCATAATACCAAGTACAGTATTTTTTAGATGTTTCATCTTTAAGAACAACATCAATTTGATTATCAGCCATTGGGTCTTCACCCAAGTGATACTTTCCTTTATAGAATGCTGGATACCCATTGCCTGTCTCTGATACTATACCAGCGTTGTGCAAGATTGTGGTCTCCTGAAGCTTATCTAAAGGATCTGTAGACCAAGCAAAATTCATCTCTGGTACTACTTGTGTTTTATAATTTCTTAACCATAGATTCCATAAGACTGCCCACATATCAGCACACCAACTTTGGAAGCCTGCGTTCTCATCTCTAAAGAATTCTCTGTTCACCTTCTGGAGATAAGTTCTGATGAGAATACAATCATTCATCACCTTAGACCAGAAGTTACTATCTGTATTCTTGAGAAGGTATTGTGCACCACCTGAGTGGTCATTGTTCTTCTCACATATTTCTCTCGAAATTCCTATCAAGGAGGTTACCTCAGCGAGGATATCTCTTGTTTTATATTCTTCCAATTTCTCTGGAAGTACGTCCTTAATCTTACTGTCAAAGTAGGTCGCATTGATGTAAGAATTTGTATCAGATAAATAATGGATGCCATCTTCTAAGTATTTGTCTATATTAAAATCTTTTGTAAAGAGAATATCACTGTCGCAATAAAAGATTGCTTTACTGCAGTATGTGGGATTGTCTCTCAGGAATCTCCACATAGTGTATGGTCTTAACACAGGAATGTATATAGGCAATAGAGAAGAAGCATTATCTTCATCTTTGACAAACACAAACTGCGCCTCAGGATACAGAGAAAGAACTTGATCCCATTTGGGGTTCTGTTCTCTGAAGTTAGGAATGAAGATAAGCACTACTGCTTTGTCACTCTTTCCTAGTTCTCTTAAACTCTCAAGCCACAGATGTACCTGCCATGTATAATAATTGTCATCTGGGCAAACTGTCACGAATGCTAAATCTCTCTCCATATTTAGTTAGTTTAGGGTTTACCTAGTCTTGCAGCTATTATCTCAAGCTGTTTTAGAATCTTCTGTAGGAGGATTGCTTCTTGACTCCATCCTATTTGTGGTTGTACTGCCATAATATTAAAGTTTTAAAGTTATACACAAAGATAATTATTTTTTACTCATTAGCTGTCTTTTCTGTTCCTCAAAAGATTCATCGTGCACTGATTTTAGGCAGTGATGTGTCTCTATCTTATGAAGAAACCTAACAAACTTTTCTCCTTTAGATGAGAGAGTACCTAACATTTGGTTCTTTCCCAAGGCGCAAGAAAGCGTTTCTTCTCCCCCAAACTCATGCCCACAATCCTGCAGTTTTAAATGCTTATTAAAGAAATTCCTATAGTACCTATTGATAGTCATACTAGCTAGGATTCCTCTATATTTAAAGTATTCTACTCTCCCTGTCAGTAGATAATTTACTACTGAAATAGGGAAGGAGATTATACATACTAGGATGAAAACAAGAAAGTCCATGACCCATAACTTACACTGTTGTAGTTGTAGTAGTGCTAGCCATAGTAGTGCTAGTACTAGTAGTACTAGTAGTAGGTGCAGCAGTGGTGGTAGTCGTAGTGGTAGCTGGAGGTTTCACTTCCCAATCACCAGCTACAGATGGTGTACCATCAGGGTGTCTGTAAAGAGGATCTTGTTGTGTAACTTCAAGAAAAGCTGCTGAAACAAAAGCATCCATTTGTTGACTAAGACTTTCTGAGGGTTCAATAGGATCCCCAAGTTGAGTAAACAATAAATCAACATTGTCCTTTTCATACTGAACATCTCTCTGAGAGATAATAGTTCTAACTATCTGTTCTACCTCAACAGGGGGTTGACCAGGAGGTCCTGGCACAGTTATCATTTGTGTTGTAACAACAAAGTCCATCACTCTTGTTATATAAACTTGACTCAAAGCATTAAAGTTCCATCCTTGAATGTCAATCTCAATCATTCCAGACTTATTATCTCTGGAATCATAGAGCATTTCTACTGTTGATCTAATTCCTGCCATTTTATTTAGAATTTAAAAAATTAATATTTATTATACAAATCTAGCCATATTTCTTCTATTTCACTAGAAGTGTCTTGCATATTTTTAGTAACCAATAGCTATCCAAGAAAAGTTAGTAGCAGTACCATTACCAACAGTATTGAAGTTGTCCCATCTAAATGAGAAACCTGAACTACTATGTGTATGTGTTCTTAGTATATACCCACATGAGAATGAGGCTTGTACATTAACTTGTATTGATATTAGTGTAGTAGGAAATGTTGCTGGGAAGGTTACATTACCTGAAGTACCTATGTTACATCCTACAGAACCATATTGTATAACCATACAGTTAGATTGAACACCACCTGACCCCCTAAATTGATAGTATCTACCATTGGCATTACCACCTTGAGCTAAAGTATATACATCTGTCATGGCTGCTCTCGTACCATCATCTAGTAAAGCTCTGACTGAAGAAGATATACTAGGTGTACTTGTTGAACCAGTATGAACAAAACCAGTTCCAGTAGTTACTCCTGCCTTAGTTATATTTAAAGT